CTGGCGGCTCTGGTTACGAGTATGCCGGAAACGCGGCCAAGAAGTTCGGCCTGGAGTTTGTCGGGCAAAAATCAGCTAAAACAAAGTCAACTTTTAAAGCTCGAACCGGTGACGGTGAAGAGTCGGTCTGGGACGTCCTCACTAGGACTGCTGGAGACAATCAGTTTGTCGTGTTTGAGGTTGATGGCGTTTTGGTCTACGCATCGCAAGAATGGTTGATGTGGAAATTTGGCAGTTCTAGCTGGACCAGTCCGGCAAATGGTGTTCGTAAATTTGTTCCATTGCTTTTCTATCCGAACAGAGACCCAAAAGATTTATTTGCAAATGCAATGCTCGGAGACTCTAGTGAATTATTTCAACTAGAAACTTGGCATGACTTCAATTCATCAGATAACGAACCGCTTGCCGCAACCGGAAGCTGCAGCGTTCTAATGCCACAGGGTGGAGCTTTAAGGCCAGGACATACTGCTGTTTGTGGACCCTTGCCTAATTATTTTTTTGGGGGCTACCTAATAACGGAGGTTAGTTTTAGTGAGGGTTCTCCAGAATCTGCTCGAATATCATTTCGTACTCCGGAAGAACCCAAAGACCAAAAAGGCAAACCAATCAAGCCTAGGGTCGGCTCGAGCCCTGGTATCTTTTAGCCATGCTTTACGACCCAACCTCAAGGTTTTCTAATTCAAAAAAAGCCTCTTCTCGAAAACCCGTGCCAGGTGGACTGTACCTGGGCACGGTTGTTAGGGCTGGGGCTCAGGGCGTTTTTGTAAGCATCCCTAAAGTCGCAGCTCAAACGGTATTCGGCCCGTGCACTGTGTTTTCTGCGTATCCAATTGCTGGGCAAAAAGTGTTATGTGGATTCCTTGACAACAGATTTGAAGAAGTCGTCATTCTTGGAAGGGAAACTACTAGTAAAATTATTAAGGAGGTCGACACGCCAATGGCATCTAGCGACGCAGCAAATAAAAGCTATGTTGACCTAGTGATACAAAATCTTAAAAACTACGTCGACCAGAATTTTGACTGATTTATGGACACATTAAAACTACCAATGACATTTGAGCGAGGCACGGCTGCGACCCTGTCTGAAGGAACGCGTCCTTACTATTCGCAAATAATTGCTCTTGCTTGCAGAATTGAGCGTGGAGAATTGCCGCTTGAGAGAACCTACGGAACGAAAGACCCAACTTTTGCACAGCTCAGAGAATCAGAAATAAGGTACACGATTAGTCAGTTTTGGCCAGAAATACAGCTTACCCTTATTGCTAGGGATAAACCGAAAAATACTGGCGAGCAAAGAATACTCATCGACTTTGTGTTAGGTAACTAATATGCCATCACCAGATTTTTCAGATTACATCGACCTCACGATTAACGACAAACAGCCCGGTGACATATATGACGAGGCTGTTGACTATGCGCGCCTTGCAATGCCTGAATTTTCGCCAAGACCAGGGACAATCGAAGATGCCATACTTCAGGCGGGTGCCTATATAGGTTCGTTGAATCTTGGACACATAAATCGTCTGCCTGATGGAATTATGGAGGGCGTTCTTAGGTACCTGGACATTCTGCGCAAAGAAGCAACTTTTGGCTCTGTCGGGCTGGAATTTACCTTATCTGAAGCTGGTGGTATTGTTCCAGCCGAAACGTTGGCGGTATATGAAATAGTTAGTGGTGACGATGTTATTCAGTATCCATTTTCAACCGATAGCACCGTAGTTGCCAATTCAGCCTCTACAACGGTGACCGTCAACGCAACGTCGCTGACTGCTGGAGTCCTGCCGACAATTGCTTCTGGGACACAGCTTGTCCTGGCTCAACCAAGTGCAACAATCCTGGATGTTCACACCGATGGCAATGTTTCGCAGGGCTCACTAGCCGAGACAACAACTGAGTATTTCAGTAGGGGAACTTCTCACTTGGAAAGCCTTAGCTCAGTGCTTGCAACTGGTCCCCAAGTAGAAAAATACATTCTTACCAACTTTGTTGATGTGCATAGATGCAAGGTCTATGACGTCTCGAAAGCCGTAAATTTCTCTGCTTCCGCGGGATTTTTAAATGGTTTCAACAGCGAATCTGATGTGGCCACCGTTTCAACCAGTGCTGATTTCATTGACCTGTGCAATGACTTTAATACCGACCTTTTTATGGTGTTGGCGCCCGACTACTACGGGGACACCACGTATCAATCAATAATTAGAACAGGTGTTTATCAGGGTGCATCTTCTGGTAGCTCAAGTGTTGAGTTCACGAATATAAATACTGCGGCAAGCGGCGTCGCTGGACCAATATCGGTTGTTTCAATGAACTCAATCGAACATGCCCTCGAAGGGGACTCCCCGGGATACTTCGTGATATATGCTTGCGACTCTGGTGGTTCACCATTAACGTCCACGCTAAAAGCGGAGATTGTTGACGCGGTGGCTGAGCGCATACCTGCGGGTCTGGAATTTTCACTCCTCGACGCCTACCCGTTTGACATAGCGGTGACAGCGACAATTTCTATCAATCCAGAGTTTGGAGCCAACTCCGTTGCAACTGCCGTAGCGTCAGAAATAGAAACATTGCTTTCTCTCGCAGAATGGCCAAACTGGAATACCACAGTAAGAATATTTGACATTGTTGTGGCTGCTAGCAAAGTTGCCGGCGTTGATTATGTTTACAGTATTGGAACCAGTGTTCCAACTTATCCTGCCGCAGAGTATCCAGGAAATGAACTTCTGGGAACAGAGGTCAATCTTGCTGGAAGCATAATTGGTTATGAGATTGGGTATTACGGCGTGCTCCCTCGAGCCACGGTAGAAGTGGTAGTTCTCTAAATGGTTGGAGTTCGTAACCGACTTACCAATTCCCTGGCAAAACTCCAAAATATTTATGATGGAGATTTTTGGAGTGTTTCAAATCTCGACATTGGGCAAGGCGGTTCGTCTGAATTGTTTGATGGCTTTTCCGAATTCAAACAAATATCGCTAAAAGTTTCATCCGGCAATCAATCTGGAACATTGTTTCACGAAGACATTCAACTCGAACAGGGGGATTTTAATCAGGATATTGTTTTTTTGTTTGCTGTAAAAATGCCATCTGGGGGACTGGTTACTTGCAGTATTTCCGACGTTGACCTAGTTAGTGGAACAACAACAACAACAGCATTGAATTTGAGTCAATCGGATGCGGTAATTAATGCTCCAGGAATACTCTCACCGCAATGGAACATCTTTAGAAGCAACATGTTCCAACTTGAAAGCAACCAACAACTCCCCGCAATAAATATTGATATAATATTTGAGCCGAACAACCCTGACGAAACATTTTATTTTACAACCCCAGCACTTTACCCCGCCTACGAATTTTCTTCGGTAAACGATTCTGTGGCTTTAATTGCTTCTTTCTTGCCGGACGTTATGTTTCAGGCAGATTTAGATGCCGAGACAGCTCCAGACAGGGCAATGTTGCGGCTAATAGACATAGCAACTTTGGGTCTTGGAGAATCATTGGAGTTAACACGCAAATTTGCCTATGTCGACACGGAGGAAGGGTTTTCTTCTTCTAATTCGCTGACAAAAAGCACTCTTGTGAATTCTTCGGTCGCGGAACTTGAGACATTGATTTGGCTATGCAAATTTAGTGGAACACAGCCGATAACCAGATTTAATTTTTCTCCAGAGATAGTTTTCGATGCATTTATTCTGGAGAGTAGCGACTTGAATTCGGAAGACCAGTTGCGTCTAACCAGTTTTACCGACCTTAATCCGCCACTTCTCGACACCGCCGCTCAAGAGACGTTGCTCAGATGGCAGCTCGATACTGGATACTATGGAAAGAATGCAGGAACTCTGAATGCATTAACCGAAGCGACCAAACTTCAGTTAATCAACACCAAGACGGTATATGTCGCATACGATTACGACGCCGCGCCTTATGAAATAAATATTCAAACAAAATGGTCCGAGACCATTGGGGCAATCGGTCCTGAGGTGATTGGGCAATCTTCGGAAATAATTCTTGAATCTATCGAACCCGCAAGACCACTTGGTACAAAAATAACCCATGAGTACGTGGAGTAGACATGCAGGAAGATGACGACCAGACACTGCAAAACTTGTTTAATTCGATTATGAAAAATATCATGCCGTCAAGACTTGTCACTAATTTTATTATCGTTGCCGAGGTCGCCGACGAAGAGACAAGCGAGCTTTCAGTTTCTGTTTCAGAGGGTCTTTCTCCGTGGGCTGCAGATGGAATGCTAAGGTATGCACAACAAATGATGATGACTGGGGACTTTAACCGCTCAGAAGACGAAGATTTGGAAGATTAGTAAAGGCGTTATATGAAGTACAATATTAAATCAACGACATTTAGCAGGTGATTTATGGCTATTCAACAATTTACAGCTGGACAGACGTTGACAGCAGCCGCAATGAATACTCTGCAGGCAAGCGATTTTAACTATACGAGAAAAATCGTCACCACGGCGACATACACGGCCGTTCTTGAAGACCGTGGCCAGCTTCTTGAATTCCAAAATGCTGGTGGAACGACCGTAACGATACCGCCCAACTCATCCGTTGCCTTCAGTCTTGGTGATGTGCTTGAGATAATTAGCAGTTCTTCTGCAACGGTGCAGATTGTTGGTGACACTGGAGTGACAATCGAAGCGACTGGAGGCATAACCTCTTTGACTTCTGCATGGCAAAAAGCACAGTTGGTTAAGCGCGAAACGAACAACTGGGTTTTGACTGGAATTACTTCTGTGGCAATTCTTGATTCAACGATTACCAATGCTGACGTTGCAAACAATGCAGCGATAGCATTAAGTAAGATTGCTTCCGGAACCGCAGCACAGGTTGTAATAGCCAACAGTTCTGGGACCCCTACCTATACAACAATTTCTGGAGATGTGACAATCAACTCTTCTGGCGTTGTTCAGATTGAGCCAGGCAAAATAGTCGACGCAGATATAAATGCATCTGCAGCGATTGACAAGACCAAGATTTCAGGAACTGCAATTACTGCTGGTGACACTGGAACCGTGACCTCAACGATGATTGCCGACGGAACAATCGTCAACGGGGATATCAATGCTTCGGCCGCCATTGCAGCATCAAAGATTTCCGGAACTGCAATTACCGCCGCTGATACTGGCACGGTTACCTCAACAATGATTGCTGACGGAACCATCGTCAATGCTGACATAAACGCTTCGGCCGCAATAGCACTAGGCAAATTAGCCGATGCAACGATTGACATCAAAACAGGAAACTACACACTTCAACTCACAGACAAGAACAAGTTCATTAAAATGAACATAACAAGCACCGCAAATACTGTCACCGTTCCACTTGACTCAACAGTTACCTTCCCTGAAGGAGCACAGATTCATATCATTCAATACGGAACTGGCAAGACGCAAATTGTTGGTGCCTCGGGGTCGGTAATACTTTATTCAACTCCGGGCGCTTACTTGCGTGCACAGTATTCATCGGCAACCTTGCTTAAGTGCGCTGCAGCGAACACCTGGATGCTGATGGGCGACTTGAGCGCATCGTGATTCCTGGAAATACATCTAGTCAGGGTAAGTACTCCGACCAGCCAACATCTGTTTCCGCAACTGCAGGAAGCACGGAAGCAACGGTCTCGTTTACTCTCCCAGCATACGACGGAAAAGGGGTTGCGACCTACGTCGTTACGGCATCCCCTGGGGGCGCAACAGCAAGCGGCAGTACTTCGCCAATAACGGTTACCGGTCTATCAAACGGAACTGCCTATACATTCACGGTAACAACAGTTACTGGGTATGGGGTCAGTGCTATATCAACCGCATCTAGTTCGGTTACTCCAGTCGCTCCACCTTATTTCCCACCATTTTTCCCGCCAAGTTTTACACCATGTCCACCTGCGGGCTCTCCAGCGACATACGAAACCGCGACCACATACTGCTCGAGGAGTTGCGGCAGCAATTCTGGATGTGATGGCGGAACTTGTGGATATACGTGTGAAGGCCAATACTCCTATGAGTACTGGTGTCAGGGATGCCCTGGTTATGAGGGTGGCTACGCACAAGCACTTCGCAATGGCTGTTGTGGATACACGGCCGGAGGAGGAGGAGGAGGAGGAGGAGGCGGAGGCGGCGGAGGCGGCGGAACGACGCCCGCCTGCACTAGTTGTAATGGTGTATTGGCCAGTTATAGCGATAACTACGAATGTTATAACGGCGAGTATTGTCTGAGAAGAACCTACAACTGGACGGCTCCGTACGGAAACCCTGACCCATGCGTCGGATGCCCAGCGACCCAAACTGAATCAGTAGAGTGTTATGGAAGTCTTGGCATTTGCTGAGTATGATTTTGTGCTGTTAATATAGCTATTTCACAAGGAGGAAATATGAGCGATATCGCGACACAGGGACCTGGAGGTACAAAAGCATTTGCGGTCGTCGTGGGGACGGACGTGGCTTTTTCCATAAAGATGCCTTTGCAAGCAGAAAATGCGGTTGCGGCATTGAGTTCAAATCCTACGATAATTGAAATTCCAGAAGAATTAAAAAATCAAGTTGTTCAAGGATGGTTTTTTGACGGAACGAATTTTACTCCGCCAGAACGCACTTACGTTCTCCCCCCGAATGATTCCGAGGAATAGGACATGGCATCCGCTTGGGAGGAATACAAGAAGAAACTAGGCACAACTCGACCGTGGGATGTAGTGAACCCCAATGTAGAGAAGGCTTCAGAGGATGAGGCAAAAAGACGGTATGAAATTTGCCTGTCTTGTCCGAGGCTAGTCAAGGTCACTAAACAGTGCAAAGAGTGTGGGTGTGTCATGCCCCTCAAAACAAAGCTCGCTGCTGCAGCATGCCCTATCGGTAAATGGTAATGTTTGATTTTTTTGATGAAACAAAACCCGAGTACAAGCAGCATTCCCTGCACGTAGATACGCTGACAAATCGACCGAGGTCAATTAAGGATTTAGACAAAACAAAACTCACCTACCCGTACGTACAAACACCAGAAACTCAACAGATTTTTGTTAAAGAACATTTTTTGAGTCCGGATGAGTGTGATTACTTTGTTTGGCTTGCCGAAACAGCCGACGTGTGGTCTGAGATGAATGAATACCCATTTTGGCATGAGCGGAACCTTAGTATTTTTAAATATTTGCCTTACCATAAATATGCAAGCGTTGAAACAATCAGATTAGTGCTCAGTGTTCATCAAAAAATAAAAGAATTTGTGTCTAAGTCATTTGGCGTTGAGGTTTTTGCTGACCAAATAGGAATATTTCGTTGGCCTCCTGGGAGTTATCAAATGCCCCACATTGATGAACAGGAAGGGTACAGCAGGGTTGCTGGATGCGTTGTTTATCTAAACGAAGACTACAAGGGCGGAGAAACGTATTACCCGTATCACGATAGGTCGCTAGCCCCTAAAGAGGGTGCAATTTTCGCTCATAGTGCAAATGCATCCCACCTTCACGGCGTGACAAAAATTCTTGAGAAAACTCGTTACACCATAGGTTCAACCTGGTCCACCCAAAAAGAACACTCAACCTATGAGGCCGAATTATCAAAAATGAAGTCATATCTAGAGTCGCAGGGACAACAGGAACTACCTGTAGACAAAAAATGTTAGCATTTCCTCATGGCATCTCATAAATTAACAAAAGAAGAGATGGGGATAGTATCCAAACATACGCCCAATTTTTCTTGGTTTACATTTCTCACAGGAATAGGCTTTATATCCCTATTTATTACATCAACTATTTTTTCTGTTAGTGGTTTGATTCCGCTTTGGTTTGGTTTTTGCTTAAATATGTTGAGCTTCACCGCCATGTTTGTCACCATACATGACTGCATGCATAGGCAAATAACTGGCAAGAACACAAAATTGAATTGGATAGACAAGACAATTGGCACAATTGCTGGGTTATTGGTCCAAATGGAATTCAACGGATGGTGCAAACAACATGGCGCCCACCATAAAGCAACCAATATTCCAGGTGAAGACCCAAATTGGAGATATCACAAAAACGTATTTGCAATGTGGAGGCAGACAGCAATCGGATACATCATATTACACGTATACGCAATACCAGTTATAGGCAAGAAAATATGCTCAAAACTAATTACCCCATGGAAGTATGAGTACTTTAAGAAATTCATGCCGATAGAGTGGACGTACCAGCTTCTGGCAAACTGGTCAATATTTTTTATTGCTGTGTTTTATGGATATGGCAAATACGCCCTAGTGCTATGGATGCTCCCATCTTTTGTTTCTAGAGTTAGAATGCACTACCAGTTCATCTGGTCTCCACACAAAAATCTGACTGAAACTGGAGATTATTTAGACACGGTCCTTCATATCCGCCCATATGGGATTGATAGAATCTGGTGGAGAGCACTTCTCGATTATCACCTAATACATCACTTATATCCTCAAGTCCCAAGTAATAAACTCAGAAGTTTGTACATAGATGTAAAACACATACTTGAAGCAAACGGAACAGAGGAAATACGTGGTTGGGGATGGGAAAACAAGAATGGAGTTGCATAAAATGAACGATTCAGTAACTGAGAAGTATTCAAAAAGGTTTTGCTTACCACTCCTGGCCGAGTGGGTCGTCGCATTGGTGTTCTATTTTGGCGCTATCGTGATGTCACTTGTCGGTTCGATTTCATTAATTGTTGGTTCGATAATTGTTTGTTTGTCCTATTTCGCCCTGTTCAATTCAATGCACGCTGCAGCGCACAGACATTTTTCTGGTGGCATAAAGAAATACAGATGGGTTGATAACTCAATTGGAAAAATTTCTGGGTTATTGATTCAAGTTCCATATCGCCCATTTGCGAATATACATATGGAACATCATAAAAATACGGGAGTGTTTGGGTCGGACCCGGATTTCTTGCCATTCCCTTCATTTAGAATGATGAATAAATATTTCTTTATATCGTATTCGGTTCAGGTTGGCGCAACAATCCCAATTTTCAACAAATACATGATTAAAAGACTTCCAAAAATTATTAGGCAGAGACTTGAGGCGCGAAAAGACAAAGCCATTAGCAAGCAAATAGGGGCAACGGTTATCATCTTTATTGCAACTATTGCTTCTGGTTATGGAGCTTACGGATTGTGGCTATTCTTTTTCCCGTTCATTATGCAGCGTTATTTTTTGATTGCATGTTTTATGTGGTTGCCACACTTATCCCTAAAGTCCGGAAGATATGAAAACACCCGAAGCCTGATAACTCCAGTCGTAAATAGAATTTCATTTATGAAATTGGTGGACTTCCACCTAGAGCACCACCTCTACCCGTCTGTGCCGTCTTCGTATCTTAGAAAGCTTCATTTTGAAATATTAGACGAGCTGGACCAGAATAAGGCTATCTATACGAGCCGATTCACTAGGAAGCCATGGAAGAAACAATCCGCCTAACTCTGGCTAGGTCTATCTAGTGCTAGCATCGCTTTATGGAATTAGTTGGAACATGGTTCATAACCGCTAGTTCCCCACTCGGCAAAGAGACCTATAACCTTCGCCTCAACAGCGATGGCTCTGGGTCTATTTCACACGATAGGGGTCTTGTCGAATTCAAGGACGCAGTAATTGAATCTAGTGACGATTCGATGTGTGTGCAAATACATGGGAAAACAGACATACCGATAAGTGTCGATTTTTTGTGCAAATTTGATTCAGTCGGCAAATCGCTTAACGGTTTTGTCCAAATAGGAGAATACGCAAAGATTGACATCAAGGGCGTGAAGATATGAACATTTCCACAGTTTTTGACATTCCAATGATGTCAATTGATGGCTCGACCAATGTCATGGATGAAGCCAAGGGTAAGGTTTGTCTGTTTACGAACATTGTCACCAAAACTGGATACACGCCAAAATGTAGTCCTGTGTGGTCATACGTAAGAGCGGCACGCCAATTGTGGGAACTCCAGCAGGTACAGGAGATGTTCCAAAGCAAGGGATTCACCGTTATAGCCTCACCGTGCAATCAGTTCGGAGAAATGGAACCTTCGGACAATGAGCAGATTGCTGCGTTTATTCAAGAGGCTTACCCATTCGTGACTTTCCCAATAACTGAAAAAATTGAAGTAAACGGTCCTAACGAACACAATGTATGGAAATTTTTAAAGGGTGATGTGGTCCGCGCCTTTGACGACAACAAGGCTGACGGTTCAGATAAAGCTGCGGCTGGTCAAAATCTGGCCGGACAGGCAATTATGCGCATCCCACACAACTATGAAAAATTTGTTGTAAGTCGAGAGGGTCAACAGGTGGCTCGACTTAACTGGGCAGACCTGCCACTTGCCGACAAGCCGCTTGCCGCAGGCTCCTCCTGGACCGTCGTGGAGGCGGTAAAATTTCTAGTTGGTTAACTATGAAAATGCCGTCAACTCCGGACATCGGGGAAAAAGAACTAGAGGAAATATCAAAATTGGTCGTCGACGACTTGGGTGGCGGTATAGTCGTTTTCAGGAATGCCTTCAATGTTGAAAAAGAAATCTTACAACACATTGACGAATGTTCAGCCGAAGCACACAAGACCAGGTGGGAGTATCTAACGGGTGAAGACGGCGTTGAGTATGGCATAAACGAGGATGGCTTCAGGTATCGCCTGGAAGACGTCCCAAACGCGCCTGTGAGGCTCCTAGAGCCCGTTAATGAGCAAACTGGGGAATATGCCACCCAGTACTTCACATACCTCGAGGACGTCATCTATAAGTGCCTAATACGCTACACGGACATGTTCCCCCTTGTTGTCGGGAGCCTTTGGTGGAGAACCAGGGGCCACGTCCTGCGATACGAGGGGGAGGGCATTCTTGGCTGGCACCAGGACAATGACACCAACTACAAGGTCACCCAGGGCATCCGATACATGCCAAGGGGCCAGGTGGCGCTTAGGCAGACGGCTGGGGCACTTGCTTATTTTAATGATTGCGTTGATTCAAAAGAGCAGCTAGACGGAACCAATTTTACCGGTGGTCATTTGAAGTTTGCTTACCTCGGAATCGACTATCAGCCAAAGAAGGGGGACATCATTATGTTCCCCACGAATTACATTTGTGCTCACGGTGTTACGCAAATGGAGGGCGGCGTTAGGTATGCATACCTGTCCTTCTTCGGACAGGGCGGCACAGACGCCTCGGCAAACATCCGAATCAAAGAGAAAGACTCAAGTCGACAATGGTGTGAGCCTGTGTGGTTTGACAACATCTATGATGACTATGAAAGATACTGCAAATCTTCATATTCGATTTGGTCACACCCAACACCCGGCCTCGAGCTTGGCTCCAATCCAGTATTTCAAAATAGGTGTGTGACCCAGTATGGAGAAACGCACATTGCGCAGGAGGTGAACCAGATTGAGACGATATGAGGTTGACACCCCAGAACTTACAATTGATGTGCTTGAAGAAATTAAGAATCTTAAATTTACCGACCTTGGCGGCGGTGTAGTCGTATTCCATGACGTTATGGATGTTGATTTGGATTTTATATCTAAGTGGATTGACGAGAACGCTCTTGCCGCGCATCAACAGCGCTGGAAATATGACATGGACATAAACGGAGTAGTTTATGCAAAGAACGAAGACGGAAACAAATTCTCCATAGAACAAGTTGAAGCCGTTCCCGTTCGCGTGCTCGAACCAATCCAAGACCACACGGAGCAAGAAGTAGTAGATATTATCCGTGGCTGGGAAGACGCTATTTACAAATCGCTAATCAGATATGTAGACATGTTCCCCCTCGTGGTCGGAACAATTTGGTGGAGAAATCGTGGCCACGTGCTGCGTTATGATTCAGGTAAATATCTTGGTTTACACAATGACAACGACACCAATTATCGAGCCACCAAAGGCGAGAGATATATCCCATACGGACAAGTTGGGGCTCGACAAACAGTTGCTGTATTGCTCTACATAAACGATTGCGTTGAGTCCATTGATGAACTCGATGGGACCAACTACAGCGGCGGTGAGCTTTACTTTCCATACCTGAACATAAGCCATCGAGCAAAGAGGGGAGACGTAATCATCTTTCCCACAAACTATGTCGCTTCTCATGGGGTTAATACGGTTACAGGGGGTACGCGGTATGCCTACCTTGAGTTCTTTTCTCAGGGCAGCCCTGACATCAATGCCAGAATTGAAGTAGCTGAGCCAGGCGACGTGGCTACCTGGTGCATGCCTCACTGGATAGACACGGTTTACGACGACTACCAGAAATACTGCACATACTTAGATAAGCCAGAAGTTCTAGTGCGTAATCTAGAGGGGGAGAAGGGATACATACACCCTCTCAACATGGGCGAGTAATCAAGTGAATAACGTTGGAATAGTTTCACTGGGAAGCATGGGGGAGACGATTGCCCAAAGCGTCCACGAATCAGGTAATACTGTTCACTGGTCTTCAGAGGGGCGCTCCGAAAGGACGTTGAATAGGGCGCGCCAGATACGATGGGCCATAGAGCATCGAACCATCAGAGAACTTTTTGACTCATCTGACATTATTATCTGTATAGGTAGGGGCGGCATAGCTGAAGAGACTATTGAGTCGGCGACGAAATTTGAATTCAAAGGAATATACGTTGATGGGAACAACCTTCACGGTCTGGAGTCAGAGCAAAACATTTATTCAATCGCTAAAGCTGCTGGTATTAATTATGTCGAAGCGCTTTTTAGGGGATACCCAATGGGTTACGACCAGGGCGGAGGAGAAGATAAGAGGAACGTATACTTATCCGGACCGCACCGCTCTGTCGAAATTGTTGAGTCGCTTTTTTCTGACGGAATATGGGAAGTTGAGATTGTTTTGGAGTCTGCAAAAAGTTTAAATAGAACTAGATTTAAACGGCTTTTTTAGGTATTTAACACTCTCCAACAAGAACGTTCCCCTGCTGGCTATTGCTTAAGCCAACATCGGATTTGAATTGTTTAACCCATTCAAGGGCTCTTGGTTTATTTTCCTGGCCGTTGCCATGGTAAAACCATGACAGAAAAGCCCAGCGCTCGCCTTCAACTACTTCGTCAACCTCATGGCAACCAATAAAATTAGATGGATATATTAACGCGGAACCGAATTCTGGCTCCACCGTTATGCCCCACGTCCTAAATCTAACCCCGCCTCCAGAATAACCATCATTTATGAATATTGATGTCGTTAGGGTGTTAAAAGCAGGACTTGTAGTTAGTGGCTCCAACGTCCCTGGCTTGTAGGGAATATTGCAATCAGAATGAGGCCCCATACCGTTACCGGGAAGGTATCTAATTAGATATCCATCAGTTTGTCCAGTTATGCATTCCGCGGCGACGGGGAATATTTTGCAGTATTCAACGGCGGCAGTATAAATTGCGCTTCTCAATACGACGGTTACTCCAAGGTCCCCAATGTCTGTGTATCTGGCGGGGGCGGCTTGTTTGCCCTGCTCATCGAATTCATATCCACCATCACTAATTATCTTGCCGTCCACAAGTGAATACCCTTGTGGAACTTTAGTCATAGGCAAAGACAGCAATTCTCCATCATCAAAATTGTTGCGCTCAATCAAGTTGCGAATCATCACGATTCCGTTACCAAGGTGCGTTATTCTCATGCGTGCTCACCCATTGTCAGTCTGTATGTTTTTGACGATTTATCTTCTCCAACCGAATCCAGATATTCAAGGAATTTTTCCCGAAGGTGCGGAATGTAAACATTTGAAGACACTGCTGCTTTGTCTGGATTTACCACTGGGTCCTCAACCTCTTCGTTGACTGCAGGGTTTGGAGTGCCATGTGCATACCAGCCGAGATAGGTGAATCTTTCGCCGGAGCTGACGGGAGTCACCTCGTGGGCAGCCATATAGTTTGACGGAAACATCAATATATCTCCCCTTTGTGGAGTGTAATCAATATCCAAATAAGTAAATCTATGATGCCCTCCGGTAAAATCTCCTGGCTCAGATAGCTTGCTCCCGTCTACGCAGTTACCAAAGTAAACAAGACAGGAAAGTGTGTTTCTTGATGCCAATTGATGAGGTGGGTG